ATCCTATGATAGGTCTTTTAACTCAAGCTTACCAAAGAGGTCTAATACCCTTATCTTCAGTTCTTTCTGTAATTACAAATAAAGATAAACCGTTGTCATTCTTTGGTAGAAATATCAGTTGAATGACTCCAGTTTTAATCTCTAAAGTAGTTAAAGAGTTCCTGAAGACAGGTAATATTAGTAAGTTTAGTCTACCAGTTAGAGAACGTTTCTTTTCGGAAGTTAATACTATTACTTTTAAAAATATACTTCTACATAGGATTTGAGATAGAACTCAAGATCTATTGAAGTTAGATTTAATTGAAAATCGTATTAATCTTCTAAAGACCGTAATCGAGTTTTCAGATATTAATTCTGATCACCCTGATTATATCAAACGTTTAAGGGAAATTCACCCTTTCGCTGATATTTTCTATTCTGGTAAAGGTCGAACTATTCCTTCTCTGAGATCTCTCAGATTAGGTTTAGATATCGATCTTACTGCTACTAAAGGTATAGGATATAGTCTGACTTCTGGATCACTCCAGCCATCAGATTTATATCGGTTATATCTAGATCGTTTTGAACATAGAGATTCTAATAATTTCTATCAATCAAAGCTTTTCGTGGATATAACTCTTCCACAACTTTTAGAGCATTTAGACATGCTTACTAACGTGTTATTAACCACTAAATTTTACGAAATCCCGAAAGATTTAAACAAAGAGAAACTTGATAATCCTTTAAAAGTCTTAGACTTTATAAAGGACATCATGAATCCTAAATTTAAAGTTCAATCGGACTTTGTATTATTTGATGGTTCTTATACCGATTCCTCAGCTCCAGTTGATAAGTCTCCAGGATTTAAGCCCCAATTTGATTTTGGTTCTAAATCGAAGAAGAATAGATTTAATATCACTATCATACCTAAATAGTATGATAGACTGTTATATCTATTAACAACCTGCTGATTAGACAAATGTTTGCCTAAGTCTTCGGATAAGGTTTCTAAAGGTTTGGATAGAGTGAAAACTCGTACCTGTGGCTTTAGAAATGGTGGATATTTGAATTTTCAGTTAAAAGGGTCCAAAAAATCTTATTAAATTAAGAGGATATGGG